GATGAGAAAGGATTTCATAAGATACAAACCCTACACTTTCCACATTCATTAGGATTAATATATTCAGCATTTACTGCTTATTTAGGATTTAAACCAAACGAAGGTGAGTATAAGGTAATGGGATTGGCACCTTATGGTGATAGTCAAAAATATAATAACATATTTGATAAAGTTGTTACTACGGGCGGTGAAATCGACATCGTAAAGATGGATATGTCTTATTTTACATGGCATACATCAGACAACGATATGTTTAATGATAAGTTGATTGATTTAATTGGATTTCCTCCACGTTTCAAAGATGAACCAATAGAACAACATTATAAAGACTTAGCTGCTTCATTACAAAAATGGTATGAATCTGCGTTATACTTTATTATCAATAGAATTACAAATACTTGGGAATGTGAGAATTTGGTATTAGGTGGTGGTTGTGCATATAACGGAACTGCTAATGGTAAAATTAAACAATTCACTGCAATTAAGAATGTATTCATTCCATTTGCTCCATCGGATAGTGGTTCTGCTATTGGTGCATGTTTATATCATTATCATCAAACGTTTGGTAATCCCAAAGTAAAAGGTGGGGATAATACATCACCATATTTGGGTGAGGAGTGGAGTAATCCTGAATTACTTAAAATTATATTACAAAATCATAGAAGTAAGGTTGTAATGTATGATACCGATGAAATGTTATGTAAAGAAGTTGCGAAGTTAATTAATGAAGGTAATATAGTTGGTTGGTTTCAAGGTAGAACTGAGTTTGGTGCAAGAGCATTGGGCAATCGTTCTATATTAGGTAATCCACATTTGTCCGACATTAGAGATAGAATTAATAAGGTTGTCAAAAAGAGAGAGATGTTTAGACCATTTGCTCCATCGGTTACAATTGAAGATTATCAAAAGTATTTCCTATCAGAAGAAGATGTTCCTTATATGAATCAGGTTGTCAAAGTTAAAAAAGGAGTAAACATTCCGTCAGTAACCCATGTTGACAATTCTGCAAGGATACAGACACTTAAAAGAGAGGATAACCCACTTTACTATGACTTATTAAAGGAGTTCGAAAAACTAACAGGAACACCCATTCTATTGAATACATCATTTAACTTAAAAGACCACACAATGACAAATGACCCACAAAAAGCAATGTGGACATTTCATAATTGTGATATGGATTATTTAGTATTGGGTAAATTTTTAATCAGTAAGTAATGATACTTCATGCATACGGAGATAGTTGGACGGAAGGAGAAGGTTGTGATTTAGAAATAGAATCCACTCTTAAAAATCAAGAGCTAATAATTTATAGAAATCAAAACTCTTGGGTTAAGTTACTTGCAGATAAATTAAATCTACAATGGATAAATAATGGTAAAAGTGGTAATCCAAATTCGGTTATATTTAATTCAATTATAGATGATGTTACAAATGATAGAATAAAAAAAGGAGACTTAGTTATTATATTATGGAGTTCATCTTTGAGAGATTATGCAGCATTTTTACCAAGACAACAATGGGTTAGCTGGTCGGTTAAACATTTAGTTAATTTACCTGAAAAATTTATCAATTCTTACAAAAGTCACAATGAAACATATGATTCTTTTTTAAGAGAATATAAATCATTTTTTTTAGATAATCTTTTTAATCAAAATTATTATAATATAGTCAATCAAAACTATATAATATTTTTACAAAAGTTATTCGAATTTTATGGTATAAAATATGTTATGGCAGATGCATTTGATATGATGGTAGTAAACCCAAATGAAAAAGATGATATTGGTGGTATGATTAAAACAAAATATTATTGGGAATATCGTAAAAAAACAATGAGAGATTTTTTACAAGAAACCAAATTAGATTGTTTTGAAGATATAAAAATGATATCAAAAAATCCTGCACAACATCCCAACATAATGGGGTACAATCTAATAAGTGTAGAATTTAATAATTATATAGTAAAGAACAACATAATTTAATATGGCATCAGAATTTCAATTATTTGATGGTAAAAATTTATCATCATTATTTAAAGATATATACGACAATCAACAAAACAAAAAGAAAAACATTTCCGAATTGATTGAATCGTTAAGAAAACTTATTCGTAATGTAGGAGAAGCAACTGTAATTGCACCAATTATAAAAGATTTAATTGAAGTATCGGTTAAGAACGATGACCACTTAATTAAACTTGCAACAATAGGACAAAGACTTGCAGCTGCTGAAGCTAAGGGTATTGGTGAAGATGGTTGGTTAAGTGAACATGAAAAGACACAATTACTACAAGATATGGAAGATACTATCAACGCAGTAGAAGAAAAGTCTAAAGAAAGAATGGGCGATTTAGAAATTGAAATTGAAGAAATTAAAACAAAACTATAATGGAAACATTTTTAGCTAGAGTTGTAAAAGTATATCCAACAAATACCCCGTTTTATGAGAGGGTTAAGGGTAATATTTCCGTTTATAATGATAATACCAATTTTACCAAAGAAGATGGTAGATTATATGGTGCAATAACATATGCATACCAAGATGCAATTGTGGAAGAAGATATTGCATTTCCTTTTGATAAAAATAATTTTACATTCCCAATAAAGGGAGAAACTATTACGATTTTAAAAATAGAAGGTGAAACATTTTATTTACCATACTCATCAACTCCATATTCAAATTATAGAGAAAAATCTTCTTTAAAAGTGGGTTCCGAAGAAATAGATAGTTCATTAGAGCCGGCCGCAGATTCAAAGTCACTGACTAATACAAAAGATACCGGTGGTGGATACGCTGCGACAACGACCAAAAAGAAAGAAATAAGTGGTGGATATAATGTAAATGAAAAAGTAAAATTTTTAAATCCAAAAAATGGTGACACTATAATAAGTGGTAGAGTTGGTAATACAATTCGTTTTAGTGAATTATTTTTAACTGAAGATGATAAATCATCATCACCCGGAATATTCATTAGAAATAAACAAAATGCAGAATTGGATTCAAAACCAATAGGTACATTAGTAGATGAGGACATTAATAAAGATGGGACTTCAATATATATAACATCTAACAAAACAAAGATTCCATTTAAAGAAACTACAAAGAAACAAAAAGTAGCATTCAAAGATTTTCCATCTTCGGATAAATTAAAAGGTGACCAATTGTTTGTGAATTCGGATAGAATAACCCTTTCAGCAAAAGCTTATGAGTTTATCATTTTTGGTAAAGGAAACACAGGTATTATAACCGATGGTAGATTTACGGTGGATTCTATTGGAGACACCCACATTCAAAGTAATAATAATGTTACGTTACAATCTAATAGAAACATTATACTGGAAACCGAAGGTACTGGAAATATTTGGTTAGGTGCAATTGGTACAAAAAATAGTGAAGCGGGAGATGCTGTTCAAAAAATGGTATTAGGTGGTGAATTAATTAAAATATTAGAAGATTTGATTGATGAAATCACAGGTCAAGTATATGGTACAAGTTGTGGCCCAACCGATACGGGTCCTGTAAATTCACCCGCTTTTAATTCAATTAAGGGTAGATTAAAAACAATTCTTTCGGCTAGAAATTATTTAACAAAATAATAAATGTCTTGGACTATATATAAATTAAATGTATTAAAATCAATGATAACATTTGAATACGCTAAGGATTCGGATGGAATGGCTGATTTTATATCTACTCAATATGACCAATGTATAAAACGTGGGGGTGATATGATTTATGGTGTACCCGTTATTAATGGTAATGCAACAGGTATGGCAAAGGTTATTAAAGATGCATTTAAAAAAGGAAGAGAAGCTGGTGGTGAAAATTTTAATTTATTAGCAGAAATATATCCCGCTGCATTTGATGCATATTGGTTGGGTGCAGAAATGGCACCAATACCAAATCCCCTATTAAAACCATTGGGTTGGCCAAGTACACCACCCGCACCTGGTACAATCAAAAACATCGGCCCGAATCCAATTTCATTAGCCAGTTCGATTGCAATACACAAAGTTTTAAAAGAAGCATTAAAAAAATTAGAAGATGAAATAAAATCTTTGACAATAGAAATTAAAGAAATTGGTGCAATACCTGTTTACGATACGGTTATTAAAATTTTAAAAAAAGAAATATCCAATCCACTTATACTTAACGACCCAATAATAAAGCAAGCAAAAGAAGTTATTGAAAAATTAAGAGAAGCTAAAAAGAAGAAAGCAAGTATTGGTAGTCAAATAAAAAAAGCTTTAAAATTTCCATTTCCTGAATTACCAAAAATAAAAGATATAATTAAAAAAGCAACTGACATTTTATTGGATGAAGCGGTTAAGATAATCGAAGAAACTATAATAAAACCAATAGAAGAAACAATACTTGCTCCAATATATGCTGCAATTGAAACTGCGGTAAATCTTGCAAATAATTTACCAAAAAAACCAACAAAAGCTGAAATTAAAAAATACGTTAGAGATATAATTGATGGATTGATTCCTGATTTTGACCTATCAGGTTTATCTATTCCAAAAATACCAACAAAGGCTGAATTAAAAGCAATGATAAAGGATAAGATACCTACAAAAGAAGAATTATTGGCAATGGCGTATGATTTAATAAAAGATAAGATTCCAAAAATTCCAAATATTTGGTTTGTTCCTCCAACATTAGTATTTTCATATCCAACCAATATATTATTAGACCCGTTTGTAAATGTTGCAAAATTTCATTTAATGGGAGTTGGAGGAACGATGTCGGTTATTGCACAATACCCACCACCTGCACCACCTGCCCCTGCAATTATAAATTGGACAGGTTACAGAGTTGTGGGATAAATTATTAAATCAAATATTTATTACTAAACATATACAAAACAATTATTATGAAATCAGAAATTTTATTAACTTTAATTAAAGAAGTTGTTAAAAACGAAGTTAAGTTACAAGTAAAAGAAGAACTTGTTAAACTAATTAAGTCTGGTGCAGTTACATTAAACTCACAAAAAAAACCATCTACTCCATCATTGAGAGAGATGACAGAAGTTACTCCTACACAGGTTAAAAGACAACAACCGGTTCAACAAACACAAAGACCACAAAAAGAATTTTCAAAAGACCCAATGATAAATGAGATTTTGAACATGACTCAACCATTCACTGCTGCACATAGAGCTGAAGGTGGTATGGCAGGTGCTGGTGGAAGTGTATTGGATATGGTACAACCTCAACAAACTATGGAAGGAGATTGGGAAACAATGGATTATAGAGAAGCTGGTGTTCCACAAAATATTCCTCAACAAATGGAATCAACCGGTGATGCATTACAAGATGCAACTATGAAAGCATTAACAAGAGATTATTCAGAATTAGTAAAGAGATTTAAATAATGGCAATAGAGTTAGGTAAAGTTAATATAACGGATTTAACACAGAATGATTACAAAATACTTGGAATTGGAATAAATAAATCTTCCGATAAGGGTGGAATATTTTCTGTTAATTATACAACACTAACTCAAGCCAAAGACAATTTAAAAAACTTAATATTAACCAAAAAAGGAGAAAGATATTTAAATCCCACATTTGGTTGTGATATTTGGAGAGTGTTATTTGAACAAATGGATTCTAATTTGATAGAAAATCAAATAGAAAACACAATATTAGATGCGGTATCAAATTGGTTACCATATTTAAATATAGATGAAATTATATTTGATTATGATGATAATGATATTGATAATAATAGAATAAATTTAGATATAAAATTTTCATTAGTATCAAATCCAAATTTAGGAGAATCGGTACAAATAACTGTAAATAACAATTAAAAACAATGGCACTTAAACCTTTAGATAAGAATTGGGGAAATGATAAAAAATCAATATCATTCGTTGGTAAAGATTTTACAACATTAAAGCAAAATCTTATTGAATTTACTAAAACATATTTTCCAAATACATATTCCGATTTTAATGAAGCTTCTCCAGGTATGGTATTCATTGAACAGGCAGCTGCCATCGGAGATATGTTATCTTTTTATCAAGATACACAATTAAAAGAATCAATGTTATCTTACGCAACTGAAAGGAAAAATATAGTTGCTTTAGCACAATCAATGGGATATAAACCAAAGGTAACAACACCGGCAGTTACAACATTAAATGTATATCAATTAACTTTAGCTAAAAATGATGCAACATACTCTCCTGATGAAAGTTATTATATAAAAGTAAAGGAGGGGATGGAAATTGAATCATCCACCGATTCTACAATAGTATTTAGAACAACAGATTCAGTAGATTTTTCAAATCCAACCGATAGAGAAATTGATGTATTTGAAAGAGATAATAGTGGAATTCCTACAAAATATTTGATTACAAAAAAAGTAAAAGCAATTTCAGCAACTGAAAAAATAACATCTATTCAATTTGATGATGATACCGATTATCCAAGCAAAACACTAAATGATACGGATATCATATCAATAGTATCGGTAACCGATGGTGATGGTGGTAAGTATTATGAGGTTCCATATTTAGCTCAAGAAAGTATTTTTGTAGAACAACCAAACACTATTTCAAATGGTGGTGAATTAAATAATTCTTCATCGGTTGTACCTTATATTTTAGAAGTACAAAAGGTTCCTAAAAGATTCTCAGTTAAAGTAAATTCAGATAACACAATGGATTTACAATTTGGTACAGGAAACAATACAAACGATTCTACATTGTTACCAAATACAAAAAACATAGGATTAGGACTAGCAAATTCCGTTAATAGATTAAATCAAGGAATTGACCCATCTAACTTTTTAAAAACAAATACATTTGGAATTGTTCCTGTGAATGATAGTTTAACTGTAACGTATTTAGTTGGTGGTGGTGTAACCTCTAATATAAACACAGGAGATTTAACAAGAATTAGAAAAATTAATTTTGAAGAAGATTTATTATCAATAAACGCAGGTAATATATCAACATATAACCAATTAAAAAATAGTATTGCAGTTGAAAACATAGAACCTGCAACAGGTGGTAGAGGTTCAGAATCAATTGAAGAAATTAGACAAAATGCATTAGCAACATTTGGTTCTCAAAATAGAGCGGTAACCAAACAAGACTATATCGTAAGAGCTTTATCAATGCCGGAAAGATATGGTAGTGTTGCTAAAGTATATGTTAGTCCTGATGGTGAAATAGATAATAATAGCCCTTCCTCTATATTATCAAGTCCACAAAATATATCCGAATTTGTAAATATAGTTCAATCATTACAAACGGCAACTACTCAACAAATACAAAGTGAATTAGTAAAATATCTTACACAAAAAAGCACATCAATTTCAGAGGTTAATAATCCGTTCGCTATCAATATGTATGTTTTAGCATATGACCAAAATAAAAAATTAACTCTTTTAAACAAAGCAGTTAAACAAAATCTTAAAACATATTTAGGTGAATATAGAATGATTACCGATGCAGTTAATATAATAGATGGTTTTATTATTAATATTGGTGTTGATTTTGAAATAGTAGTTTATTCAAATTATAATAAAAGAGAAGTTCTTGCAAATTGCTTAACAGAATTACAAGATTATTTTAATATAGATAATTGGACATTTAATAAACCAATTAACATTTCTGAAATAGAATTGATAATTGCAAATGTTGATGGTGTAATGAGTGTACCATCTGTAAAAATATCAAATATTTGTCAAAGTGATAATAATGAAAACTATTCACCAAATAGATACAATATGGATGAAGCAACTAAAGGAAAGATTGTCTATCCTTCTTTAGACCCATCTATATTTGAACTTAAATATCCAAACAAAGACATAAAAGGGAGGGCAATATAATGCATAAATTTTTTACATCGTCATTAGACGCAAGTATATATCTTCAACAACCTGAACAAAACGCAGGTAGAGATGAGATATTGGAAGTAGGTAAACTTTATTATGGTTCTTCAAAAGATATAGCAAGAACTTTAATTAAATTCGACACCGGTTCAATTAAGTCGGAAATAACATTAATAGGAACAGGCAGTTGGCAAACATATTTAGTATTACGTTCTGCTAACTCACAAGAAATTCCATTAGAATATTCAATTTATGCAAACGCAGTTTCTCAAAGTTGGACAATGGGAACAGGAACAAAATTTGACAACATAACATCGGATGGAATTAGTTGGAAATACAGAAATGGAGTAAGTACATGGCAAGATAATGTAACGGCAGGTACGGCCGTGTTTGTGGCAGGTACAACGGGTTCGGCTAATGCAGAAGGAGGAACTTGGTTTATTACAGGTTCAGCAACACAATCGTTTAGTAATGAACCAGATGATATTAGAATGAATGTCACCAACATAATGCATCAATGGATTAGTGGTTCTTTAAAGAATGATGGATTTATAGTTAGACATAGTATTGATGTAGAAAACAATGATTTAGATTATGGTTTATTAAAATTCTTTTCAAAGGAAACAAATACAATTTACGAACCTAAATTAGAATTAGTTTGGGATGATAGTTCTTATGTAACAGGTTCACTATTATCAATAACGGGTTCAAGATATGCAGATGAATTGGAAAATACAAAAATAGTTATTACTGATTTAAAAACTGAATATTTTGAAAATACAAAAAACAAAATTAGAGTTAAAGGAAGAGAATTATATCCGGATAAAACATTTTACACTGTTATAGGATATGACCAAGTAAGATATTTACCAACATCATCGTATTATCAAATAGAAGATTATATAACAGATGAAATAGTTATACCATTTGGTGAATATTCTAAATTAAGTTGTGATACAAAGTCAAATTATTTTTATTTAGATACCAAATCATTTCCAACAGATAGAGTTTACAGATTAAAATTAAAAGTAGAAAGTTCAGGTATTACAAAAATAGTAGATGATAAATTAATATTTAAAATAGTATAAGAATGTCATTAACATCATTAGAATCCATATCGGAAAAAATACAAGAACAAAGAAAAAAAGATTTAGAATCGATTTTAAATATATCGGGTTCAAGTGCTATTAATAAAAACGAATATGGTGTTACAATAGTTGACACAGCAAATCCGGCATCATCATTGTTATTTAAAAATTTAAGTAAGCCTAAATACGATGAAGCTGAACTTATTAAAGCAATTGATGTAGACGTTATCGAATTGATGCCAAATATACCTACACGTAATTTGGATTTAGTACCAAGACCACTATATACAGAACAAGTTGATTTAGTTGAAGATTTAAGAAGACAAGTACAAAGATTGACAATAACAATTGCAGATTTAAATTCACAAATAGTTACTTTACAATCACAAGTTCAAACGGAAATAAATAATAGATTAAGTATTGAACAAACTAACGATGTATTGGCAAATCAAATAGATACATTAACGAATACAATTAATGATTTTACTGGACAAATTGCAACATCATTACAAAAGTCGGTTGATGAAAGTATTTTGAGAGCATCATT